AGGTGCTGTGGTAGAATCAATAATAAATGAATATGGTGTTGTCACAGGGTTTAATATTCTAAATGGTGGTCAAGGCTATTGGCCTATTCCAGCTGGTGGAATTAATCCTGCTGCATATCCTGTCCCGCCCGCAAGTCAGGGCGCATTCCCAGTCATATCAACTGGATATGCGACTAATATTTTATACAGATAAATTTACCATTAAAGTTGATTTAGCATAATACAATTTGCTATACTATAGCATGATTGACATATTCTCATTCCTACCATCAGATAGAAAAACGACCAGCTCTGGCTGGATTATGATGAACGCAGTTTGTTGTTTACACAATGGTGAAACTCAAGATACAAGATATCGTGGAGGAGTTAAATCAAACAATGATGGATGGAGCTACCATTGTTTTAACTGTGGCTATACAGCTAGTTTTATACTAGGTCGCAATCTTAGTATAAAAGCTCGTAACTTATTGATCTGGCTTAATGTGCCTCAAGAAGAAATTGAGCGTATTAATTTAGAAAGTATGCGGCATCGCTCAATGGAAGGCATGATATATGATCGTGAAAAACGACAGGTAGCAGATCAATTAGCAGGAGTACGATTTAAGGAATTTCCACTTCCAAAAAACTCTATTTTATTAGACGAAGATAATCATGCTATGCAGTTTGCTTACCTGCTATCACGTAATGCTCCGACAGATTATCCCTATATGATTAGATCATCAGATGGAGTTCATTGGACTAGACCACATATTTTGATTCCATTTACATATGATAATGTTATAGTTGGTAATACAACAAGATTTTTAGATGGCAAACAACCAGTGTGGCTCAATGATTTTCAGCCTGGATATGTATTTGGAACTGATTTACAAAAGCATAATTGGAAATATGTAATAGTAACTGAGGGCATATTTGACGCACTAAGTATTGATGGTCTGGCTCTGATGCACAATACAGTGAACGATGGGCAAGCTAGACTAATAAGAAATATAGGCAAAGAAATAATAGTAGTACCAGATCAAGACAAGGCCGGTATAAAGTTAATAGACCGTGCAGCAGAACTAAGATGGGCAGTTAGTATTCCCATTTGGCCAGAAGGCATTAAAGATGTAAATGATGCTGTGTGTAAATTAGGCAAAATAGCAACATTGCTAACTATATTACAAGCCAAAGAAACTAGCAAGATTAAAATTGAAATAGGGAAGCAAAGACTTGTTAAACGATTACGGAATTGAAATACAACGCCTATTTTTAGAAATGATGTTACAGGATGCTGAATCTTTTGTTCGTGTACAAAATATTTACAATCCAGAAAACTTTGATCGCAGCATTAGGCCTGCTGCTGAGTTTATTAAAACTCATTTTCAAGATCATAGTTCTATACCTATTTTGCCGCAAATATATGCGACAACTGGTATAAAATTAAATGAAATAACTGACTTACCTGAGGGAAGTCTGGGTTGGTTCATGGAGGAGTTTGAGAAGTTTACTCAACGCCAAGAACTAGAACGTGCCATTCTTAAGTCAGCTGACTTATTGGAAAAGGGTGAATTTGGTCCAGTTGAAAAATTGATTAAAGATGCAGTGCAAATCAGTTTACAAAAAGATATGGGTACTGATTATTTTGCCAGTCCCAAAGATAGAAATGACAAATATTTTAATAGTGGCGGACAGGTAAGCACTGGCTGGCCTAGTTTGGATAAAGTTTTATACGGCGGATTTAGTCGTGGTGAATTGAATATTTTTGCCGGAGGATCAGGGTCAGGCAAGTCATTAGTCATGATGAACATAGCTATTAGTTGGTTAGAGCAAGGACTAAGTGGTGCTTATATTACACTAGAACTTAGTGAAGAATTAGTTGGACTAAGAACTGATGCCATGTTGTCTAGTATGTCAACAAAAGACATTAGAAAAGACATGGATACGTCAGAATTAAAAGTTAAAATGTTTGGTAAAAAAGCAGGTCAATATCGTGTTAAGGGACTACCAGCACAAAGTAATGTTAATGATATCAGGGCATACTTAAAAGAAGTTCAGGTACAGACAGGTATCAAGATTGACTTTATAATGGTTGATTATCTAGATTTGTTAATGCCAGTATCAGCCAAGGTTAGTCCTAATGATTTATTTGTGAAAGACAAGTACGTTTCAGAAGAATTACGTAACTTAGCAAAGGAACTTAACATATTATTTGTAACTGCTAGTCAGTTAAATCGTTCTGCAGTAGAAGAAGTGGCATTTGATCATAGTCATATTTCTGGTGGTATTAGTAAAATTAACACAGCAGATAACGTATTTGGTATTTTCACAAGCCGTGCATTGAAAGAACGAGGACGATATCAAATTCAGTGTATGAAAACTCGTACAAGCACTGGTAATGGTCAAACAGTTGAATTAGAGTATAATGTAGAAACAATGCGAATCACTGATTTGCCAGAGGAATCATCTCCAGTAAGCTCATTTAAGCGTCCAACTGTGTATGATAGTATTAAAACACAAAGCAAGGTAGTTAGTGCCGAAAATATAGATCCGGAAACAGGAGAAGTCAGTAAAATAACAGCAGAAATACAAAGTAACAAGTTAAAATCAATGTTAGCACAAATCAAAGGCAATTAGTTTAAAACTTTATATTTAAAATTGTAATAAATAATAGAAAGGCTTAGACTAATGCAGAAGAAAACAAAATCTCTCTTGGAAGAATTAGATTCTATGTACGTTGAACGTGATCAACGACATATAATTGAAAATCGTGCCAATAATTTAATTTCCTCGGCGATTCGCTTGTTAGAGCAAATTGATGAAACGTACACGCCTGAGCAAGCAGAAAACCTAACTCGTAAACTAATCAACGCTATTAAATTACGAGATCCGGGCAAATTTACTCGTAGTGTAAGGAAAACAGATGCAAATTCATGAATTAACTAAAAAACCTCCGCGCACTGATGAGGGTATTCTTGATAGCATCAAAAACGCGGTTGGACTTGACGACAAATCAGTGAACAAGGCGCAGGATAAGTATTGGAATAAAAACCAGTCTGAGATAAATAAATCCGCACAGAAATCGGCAGCTGCCCTAGCTAGAAAAGGCTTTGATGTTAATCCACACAATCTTCCACTATCTGCTGCTGACACTCCAAAAAATATAGCAGCGGGTACTGCTGGAACAAGAAGTCGGCATGATACCAAATTTCAGCAACAGGTGAGAACTAAACGTCTTAAGTCAGAGTTTGATAGAGATTTCATAGGTCCTATTCCTCGTCGAACTACAGAGTCAGCTGATTCAAGTACGCTAAATGAAGTTAAAGATATTCAGCGAGATTTTCCAGAATGGATTAATTCCCGCATTCCTGAATTAAATCAAATTAAACAAGATCCTAGCGCAAAAACAACTTTAAATAAAGCATTTAATTATCTAGTTGCTGCCAAAAATAATCCAACCTCGCTGTTATCAGCGTTTGACAAATATGTTCAACTAGCAAATAATTTTATTACAAAGCTAGAACCAAGTACTGGTACTCCGCAAGCTGGAAATTCTCAGCCAGCTAGTCAATTTCCTGATAGTAATTCTCTTCAGCAAGGAGAACAAACAATTCATATGTTATCTCAATTTGGAATTTCTGATGAAATCGCAAAAAAAGTATATCAGGCACTAAGAGATAGAATAATCACCAAAGATTCGTTAATGTATGCGATTCAAAAAAAAGGGCGTGGTTATTAATATGATATTTAAGAACGGAGACGGTCAATCAAATACCCAGCGTATCAACCAAACAGATGTAAAAACAACATTAACATGGCTTGAACATATGGTTGATCTTGACTTAATAAACAACTTGTCTAATGCTGATGAATATAGTTTAGGAAAACTAGAACTAACTGTAGATTCCAGTAAAATATCTCCTAATCAACTAATGGCTGAGCTAACGCAATGGTGTAATAGTCATGAAATTAAGGCACGAGAGTACGTAAAGAACTCAGGATCAAGAATTTATTTTAGAACTCCAATTAATGGCAATCCTGCTAATGGATATGTACAGACTGATTTTAGCTTTGTAAAACCTAATGAAACTCACAATGAATCAGACATAAACTTTTTATCTAGGTTGCGTGATCGCATAGTTAACCAGGGTATGCTAAAGCTAATTGAATCAGATGAAGTTAACATTAAAGGTGGTAGAGCAAAGGGCATTGATCATATTGAAGATCTAGTTTTCCGTAAGGGCACTGCCGGCATCAAAGATGCGGTTCGGCATATACAACACCTCCGTGATGATACTCCAAATAGTGCTACTGTAAAGTGGGATGGTAAGCCAGCAATTGTATTTGGCAGAGATTCAGACGGAGCATTTGTTCTTACTGATGTCAGTGGATTTAACGCTACAGGATACAACGGGTTATTCAAAAGCTCAGCTGATATAGCAGATAAATTAGCAGAACGTGATGCTAAATCAAGCACCATAGGAAAGTCTGCTAATCGTATAGAGGAACTCGCGCCTGTATACGATACTTTATGGCCCTTACTAGAAAAAGCTGTGCCACAAAACTTCAAAGGATATGTGCAAGGCGACTTACTATATTCTAATACTCCACCTGAAGAAGCAGGAGCGTTAGTTTTTAAACCAAATACTATAGAATATAAGATTCCTGTCACTTCTAAACTAGGAGAAGAAATTGCTAACAGTCAAGTGGGTATTGCTATTCATACATACTACAAAGAACATCGTGCCGAAAAGCAACCTATTAGTAATGTAAAACTTAAGCCAGTAAATGGTTTGTTATTAATAGAGCCTATTAAGCCAAAAGAAAATATCAGACCAAGTGATTCAAGTTTAATAAAAGAATTAAAAAGTTTATTGAAAGATCAAGGTCAAGCAATAGACGCATTGTTTAATCCAGCTGAGCTTAGGCAATTACAAATAAGTGATTTTCCTAGATTGTGTATGGATTACATCAATAGTGTAGTCAATGATGGCATTGAATCTAATTTTGACGTTGATACGTTAATCCCCGGATTTGGTGGCTGGTTACAAGATAACGTTACTTCACGAAAATATAGAAATATAGTGGAATACTTACAAAGTCCACGCTCTAATATGGATGGTATAAGCGCAGCTTTTGCGGCATTTACTTTAATTCATGAAATTAAAATGGATTTACTACAACAACTAGATAGACAAAATCCCGGGCAAGAGGGATGGGTAGTTGCTACGCCCGGTGGCATCACTAAGTTTGTCAATAGATTTGATTTTACCAGAAATAATCGCCAAAATAACTCATAAATTTGACCAAGAATGCTGTTTTTTTATTACCTAGCTAAATAGATGTAGGACATCAGAGTCCATCAACTAGGAGATTTAAAATGGCACAAATTCCATTAGTATCAGGTGGTTCACAACCAGTATTCGCAACTGACACGCTTAACGGCCCACAGTTAGCAGCAAACGCAACATACGCACCAGCCGGTGTACCAGTAAACTTCATGGGTCCAAAACTGGACTTCTTCGGAGTAGATTTAGGTGCTGATCCTTCAGCACAAGCTGGTGTTAACGGAGCAATCCAGACAATTTTACAAACAATTCAGCAAACAGCAACTATCGCAATTTATCAAGTTGCTGCTACTGCTAACGTTACAAACTTGTCATTGGCTTTATTCCCAACAGCAGCTTACACAGCAGCAACATTGCAAACAGCTATTCGTTCATGCGGTTCGAACGTAGCTGGTACAGGCTATGACGCTTCTGGTGCAACTGTAACAGACGTTGGTTTCCGTTTAGCTTCAACAGCTACAACAGCAGCCTAACTTTAAAGTTATCTTTAAAAACACTAAACCCGCATAAGCGGGTTTTTTGTTGAGTATAATTTTCAAGACTAAGTAATATTGCTCGTGTTTTAAACACACACATTCACACAAGGAGAAAACTATGAGCAAAACACCTTACGAGATTCGTCTCGAACTTTTAAAGCTGGCCAAAGATTCACTCTACGAACCAGTATTCCAAAAACGACAAAATCTTATGGATGAATTTATATCCAAACGAGAAGTCTTTGCTGGTGTATCAGGCCCTACCGAAGAACAGTTAGCATTACAATTTCCAGTAATGCCTGATTTTCCTAGTACTGATACTATTATTGCAGAAGCTAAAAAACTTAATCTGTTTGTAAGCGAGCAATAATTAAAAGCCCCGCAAGGGGCTTTTTGTTGCGACTACACTACAGTTAGTTAAATACAGATATATTATGATGGTCAGCAAAATTACCGAATTAACAATTTTTGAAAGTCCAGATGGCGGGCGTACTGTATATGTACGTAAACCCGGTGAAGAGACGCGACACTTACACTCTCATAATGACAAAGAAACAGCAGAGTATGAACGTTGGATGAATATTTTTAATGCTAGGCGTAACAACGTAGCACTCAATGATGTATGTTCACAAGCTGAGATATTGTATGAATTATCCAAAGTTTCTAAATGAGATTTTTTTGCAAAACTTTATTTGACATTACTGCTACAGGTGTTACCGGACACTATAAATCGTCACGAGTTCCGTTTAACGACTTAGCTGGAACAGAAATAAAAAATGAAATTACATGGAATAGATCTAGAAATCAACAGCGTAACTGGGAAACATTGACGCAATTGATAGGATTACGCACGCAGATTGCTAAGTTGTCTAGTCCTATACACCTAGATAAAACATGGAGTTTTGATTTTGAAGTAGATGCTCCTTATGTATTTGGATCTGAAGAAAATCCAACTGAATTATTATTATCCGACTGTAATGGTGTCCCTATGCTGATAAATTTAGAAAATAAAAATGAATTATCTCCATATTTGGTAGTTTTCGGCAGTAATCAAAATATATGGTTTGGCAAATTACGCTAAATATATTATCAGGAGACATTATGGTTGAGCCTACGGATATTGAGAAAAAAAGTTTAGAAGCGCATGTTGAGTTATGCGCCGAGCGTTATAACGCAGTTGAAGTTAAATTAACTACTTTGGATGATAAAATTTCTCATCTAGGGAATGATATAACAGATGTAAAAAATACATTGGCAAAAATGTTTGAAAAGAATAATGATCGTTTAATTGGTTGGGGTGTAGGAATTATAGCAACTTTGGCAACAATTATAGGATATTTTGTAACACATTACGTTATAAAATGATGAAAGATATTGACATAGACAAAGTGTTTAGGAAAGAATTTCCTAAAATATTAACTAACCTTATTTTTCCAAATAAAGATGGTAGTTTTGAAGTTTTTGGAAGATATGTTATAAAGAAAGAAAAAGCTGTATATCGTGTTTATTGCTCAAATACTGAAATGGGTATGTTTAGTGGCACAAAAACGGCATTAAGTTGGTGTATAGCTTCAAAGTTTTCTAACTATAATTTAGCACGAGATATCTTAATTTTGGATAATAAACTAAGATCTTTGTCTAATGATATAACAACACGGGCAAACATAGCAGAACGTAGTAAAAACCCAGTGTTTCGTGAAACAGTAGAGACTAAGTTAGAAACTAAAATTATCCATAAAAAGCAGGTTGAACGACAATTAAACAAATGTGTCAATTATGCTAAATACT